CCTTTAGGGTCAAAGTGTTCGAGTTTTTGCTCATGAAAATACCAATTCAACATTGATGGTACTTTCTTGGCTTGCTTGTATAACTCTTTCCTTATTGGCAGAAAGAGATCGTCTGCATCTTTTAGCTTTTGTGGGTATGCTTCGATTTGTTTCTTCGCTCCAACTAGTGCGATGATGTTAGATAGAACTTCTGCATTTTTGTTGCTAATTACTCTGCTTTTCATTTAAAATCCCTCCACGAATATATCTACATTTGATTTCCATTTGTTCTCGGTGATGATGAAGCCTTCTCGATCAACGAACCGAGTTCCATTGATGATTGTGACATTGTCTGAGTCAAAACTTCTTACGGCTGTCCAGATGTACTGCTCACCATAGAGGGAGCAGATCGTTGGGTCTGTGTCCCATAGTGAGCAATCAACGTCAGCTTCATCATACTTTGGCTTGCCTATTGGCTTGTACTTGTCCCACCAAGTCTCAAAGTCATAGGTTATTTGCTTGCGAACTTTCTTCGCTTTGCGTGAGTAGATTTGATATACGTTCATTACTCAACCCTCACGGCTTTCTTCTTGTGACCATGAGGAAAGACAAGAAAACTCATTGTCATGTCAGGTAGTTCTGTATTGTCTGGCATGATGTCTGTTTGATCGTCCCAATCTGGTTCGATCATTTCGATTTCGTCTTGCAATGTCTGATTTGTTGTGTCCATTGTTACCTCCAATTTTAGACATAAAAAAACCACCAGTCGTCTTGACTGGTGGCTCGTTGTTGTTAGAAATTTGACGTCTTACTAAGTTACTTATCGCCTACAGGTGTGACTTAACTCCGATCAATTTTGTTGAGGACTTCTTCGATCTCCTCGATAGTTGCATTGTCTTTGACGCTACCAACTTCCTTTGGCATACAAGAGTATGTCATCAGAAATCTTGGCTCGTCTTCACTGTGAATTTCAAACAACGACAAGCCGTTGTCCTTTGCTTTGAGCCATGCTCTGTGATGTCTTTGTGTTTGTATCATTTAACCTCCAAATATGAGTTCTGCGTGAAGAATGACGTAGACGAAGCCAGCAATGCAAGCCATTGCAATGATGTCTTCGATCCATGCTCGAATTTTGCCTCTGTTTTTCATGTTGCCCTCTATTCCTTGACCCAGATTACTTCTCTGTACGCACTAGTGTTTTCGTTTATGTTTATGTCTACAGGAGTAAGTGTTCCTTGCAGACCATTTAGCCTATCCCTCATATCGCTATCTCTCAGATATGTGGTTGTTACCGAATGGTCGTTGGTAACTTTGGCAGTTTCAAATACGTCTTGTAATGCAATCTCCATAATCTTTCCTCTCTTTCCCTCGTAAAAAGAAAGCCAGACGCTAGAGGGATAACGTCTGGCTTGTAGGTGAAAAAAATGATTTTGATGTTTCCGTTGATCTCTCAACGCTGTCGTTACAGCTTTTAGGGAATGTAGCTAATTGCTATGGTGTCTAGGATAAGTGGTTTCGCTACTGTTAATGTTTCCACGCTCTGCCAGTTCCGTCTTGCACCTAATTTGTTTCCCTTTACCAGCAATACATTTCTGTTTCTGGTAAGTTATGGCGATTAGAGCCTTTTATGCCAACGTACTTCGTTGGCTTTTTACAGTTCCAAGTAATGTGTACCTCCTTGTATAGATGGGACGACAGAAATATGTCGTATCCATTAAGTTGTTGAAATGTTTGTCGTTAGCCTATTGTTCTTGACCTCGAAAAGAGGTTTTCAAAACGTCCAAGAGGCTAAAAACCTAGAGCATATCCCTAAGAAGGATATGAAAACACAGAAAAAACAACGACTTAGTCCTTGTGGGACAGAGTTGTTGTCGTTTTTTCTGTCAAAAACCCTCGTACCACAAGAGTTTTGGACAAAAAAAAGGAGGGAAGGCTTTCGCCTTCCCTCGCTAGGATTAGCTTTTGATGATTTTCACGAAAGCCATAACCTGTGCGACTTGTGCTTGGCTCAAGCCACTCAACGGATTCGCAGGTGCTTTCGCTTTCGCTTTCGCTTTCGGCTTCGCTTTAGGCGTAGCGTCAGGGTTCGTGAAAGCGTACTTGACTGGGTCAGCAACACCTTCGGTGACAGCCTCGATAGCCCTTGTGTAGCGAGCTTTCCAGCCCTCGCCCTTGTTCTCACGAGTCATTCTCTCGCTAAAGCAAGCGATTGCTTCCTCGTGTGTGCAGATACCCTGTGCGAGAGCTTCCGTGATTTCCTTGATGGATTTTCCGTTTGTGTTATACGCCATGTTTTCCTCCGTAAATGCGTTTTGAAAAATGGAAACCGAAATTTCCACCATAAGAAGTTCCCTTTTCGCCTGATGGGGGGCGTACACCCCTATCCCCCGTTTGCGTTTTTTAAGTTGTCACCTCCCCCACCCCCAAAAGTAATCGGAGCAAATTTTGAAACGTAGAGGTGTCTATAAAAATTGCGAGACTTGTGGGAAGGAGTTCTATGTCAAAGCCAGCAAGGACGACTGGGTCAAGAATTGTAGCTTAGAATGTAGACGAAAAGCTCCAGAGAAGAAAAAGAAACAAAAAGAGTTAGAAGAAATGAAAAAGGTAACAGACTTAGCTACGAAACATGAGCTAACTCCCATGCAATCTTCCCAGATCAGAGGACAAATCGCTGGCTTTGTACGAAATCAGATAGATATAGCCAATAATGTGGTGGTTGGTGCAGTAGAATGGAATCCAACCCAAGCTCGTGTCTTCGGTATGCTTCTTAATAAAGTAGTTCCAGACCTAAATGCCAGTTATGTCCAGCATGAACACAACAATAAGAACATTATAGACCTCTCTCGTGAAGAACTAGAGCGTATTGCCTCTGGTATTGACGCTATTGAAGCAAAGGAAACGACAAATGAAGGTGAATAACCCCCAAATGGAAGCACATCTATCTAAAATAGGCGTCCAAGAGTTTGGAGATGCCATGAAAAAACTAGATTTATCTACTGTTCCAGCAGAAAAAAGGTCAGACGCTATCAAAGATCACCTTATGGGTATCATGTCTGAAACAATCCTAAACCCTACTGCACGTTTTGACATAGCTATGGCAAGACAAATGTATAGAAAGACAAAGAATGGTAGCTAACTCACAACGAGAAGCTGCAAGATACCTATTAAAGTTAAGAGATGCCCAAGAAAACTTCCTTGGCTTTGTTAAACTTAATTATCCAGACTGGGAAATTGCTGACTTTCAGCACGAACTCATTGATGCCCTCGATAAACTGGAGAAAGGGACGCTCGGCACAAACAATCTCCTGATAACCATGCCACCCAGACACGCAAAGTCTACCTTTGGCACAGTCCTGTTCCCTGCCTACTTCATGGCTCGCAATCCTAATAGATTTATTATGTCCTGTTCCTATAACAGCCAACTTGCCACAGACTTTGGCAGACAAGTCCGTTCAGTTGTAGAAGCCAAGCCTATTCACCAAGCCTTTCCAGACTTTAACTTGTCCCAAGACAGTCGAGCAGCAGATGTCTGGCGTACTGAAAACGGAGGAGCTTACTTCGCAGTCGGTATTGGAGGTACAACGTCTGGTCGTCCAGCCAACCTTCTTCTCGTAGACGACCCTATCAAATCAAGAGAAGACGCAGAGAGCATGACCCAGAGAAACAAGACCTGGAACTACTACACATCAGCCCTTGCCACTCGTCTTCAGCCAGAGCAAGACCACACACCTCCCAAGCAAATCGTTATCCTCACTCGCTGGCATCCAGACGACCTTGCAGGTCGCCTTATTGAAAGTGAAGATTGGCAAGAGGGTCGTTGGACACATGTCAATTTCCCTGCCATCAAAACACAATACACTGGCAAGAAGATCGGCAGACGACACCTGCCAGAAGACCATCCTATGTACGTCAAAGCAGGTCAACTCCCAGACAACCCAAGTCAACGCTACATTAAAGAAGAAGAAACAGTTGCCTTATGGCCTGATCGTTTCTCTCTCGAAGAGCTTCGCAGACGAGAACGCCTTAACCCCAGAGAGTTTGCATCTCTCTATCAACAGTCGCCCTATATAGAGGGTGGTAACATTATCAAATCAGATTGGTGGCAATCATATCCAGACGACTTATCCCCAGAGAATTTTCAAACCCTCGTCATTGGCGTGGACACAGCTTTCAAGAAAACCGAAACAGCCGACTACTCCGTAGCAATTACGGCAGGGATCGACAGGAACGGAGACATTTATATCGTAGACATTATGCGAGGGAAGTACGACTTCCCAGAACTGAAGCAACGACTGATACGCTTGAACAATAAGTGGAGAGGCAAAGGTCTTCGTGCCATGTACATTGAAGACAAGGCATCTGGTCAGTCTATACTCCAAGAACTCAAGCGAGAGTCTGGCATGTCTGTGATCCCCTACAAAGT